TAACGTGTTTTTTTGCTACTTCCCATCCATCAATATACTCAACGGGGTCTTTTCTATCTAATTTAAGAAACGCTTCAATACGTTCTACCGACGAAGCTGATTTGTAATCTGATCTTCCTTCTGTGTCAGGTTTGTATGAGGTGTTTGTTCTTTTATATACTTCATCAAAATCAAGTCCTAATTTTTCACAACAATATAATCCATCTTTTAATATATCGTATTTAGTACCATCTATATAAGGAGTAATATATGTTACTTTTTTGGCATCCCAATTACCTATCTTAAATGCTTCATAATCTGCATCTCTAAATTCTTGTCTACAATCAGGGTAAATTGCATGGTCACCGGCATGAATACCCATTGCTATTTCTACTTCACACTTATTTCTATTTGCAATTGATAATGCTACTGCTTGAATAATTGATGAAAACATTTTATTCCTATTTGGTACAACAGTATCTTTCATATTTTCTTCTTCATAATGTCCTTCTGGAACATCCGCCCCACCTTTTACTAGGTTTGAATCCAATAGTGTAAATAATCCTTGTAAAGTAATCCTTTGATATTTTACTGGTTGATAATGTTCTATTAAATACTGAATTAATTCACTTGCTCTTTCTAATTCAACACTATGTTTTTGACCATAATCAAAACTTAATGCTGTTACTTCATACCCTTTTTCTAGTAGATATAATAGTACTGTACTACTATCCATTCCTCCTGATAATGCTAATACTGCTTGTTTTTTCATATTAATATAATTGTGTGTTACCCTCTTGCACAAAAAGTTTAAAGCGTGAAAGATTGTGGTTAATATTATACAATGTTTCTGTATCTATTTCTTTTTCTATTTGGTCTATTTTTGTTGATGATTTAGTTAATAGACCTAAATGTTTATATTTTACTCCTTCTAAACCATGAATAATGGGATTAGATGTATCTATTGATTCTATAAAAGGAAAATCAGCATAATACCCAAATTCTTGTGGTAGAGCACACCCTAATAAATGTACTCTATGGCTATCTTCTATTAGTTTATTCTTATACATTCTTGATATAGCCATTATACGGCTCATCATTTTACCAACCAAAGGGTTTGGATGAGGAAATTCTTTAGCATACCAATCAGCACCATAACTAAATGCTATTTTTTTATAACCTTGCATTTTTAAAATATTATAACATTCAAATGCTTCATGATAGTTTTGTGCTTGTACTACTGCTACTTTGGTTGTACACTTAGGCAATTCAACTTGAATCCATGATTTAGCATTAACTAATGTATTAGTACTATCTTGCCAAACATCAGGTACTATAAATTCATCCGGTTCTAATTCCTTTATCCAATACATTAATCTGTCCGTATCGTATGCTTTACCTAATTCATGGAGTGAATTATCCATTATGATATATCTACCTTTTCTTTTGGATTGATAGAAGTGATCTTTATAATCTTTATTTTTATCTAAGAGATGGGGTAAACAATACTCATAATCATTTATTTCAAAACTTTGATCGAGCATGTTTATTGGTAACTCGTGAGATATTTTAAACATTATTATCTTTTTTTCTATTTTTCAAATTAGGCCTCTTACACTCTTTACCATTCCAATCTAGATTAAAATTTACCCTTTCAATCTCTTTTTTAATATACTTCTCGTGTTTTTCGTTTTTAGGTTTTTGTTCCTCTAATCTTACTAAAGCACCTAATCTTCTATCTCTTAATTTAGATCTATTGATTCCTTTTGTCATTTTTATAATATACGAAAATATTTTTTTATATCCAAATTAAATTATATTATTTCATAGTTTAATTGTTTTTATTTTATCTATTATTTCATCATCATGATCAGCATCTGCTACTATTGCTATTACTTTAGCTACTTCGTCAGGTGATAACCAACCTACAACTTGATCATCACCACCTATTGGTACTATTCCCTCCTCATCAAAAACAGCTATTTCAGCATTTTTAGATTCCCAAATTCTTTCTTTTCTAGGGTCTATGTCTGTATTGAATGATTTTTTTTCACAGTAATTTTCTGCTCCCCATTGTACTGAGATTTCAAATCCATTATCGAATTTCATTCGAAATCCTTTATTTTGTGTTGCTGTAAAACTCATAATTTATTTTTTTAATGATTCTTTAATATAAGTACTAAATGAAAATATTATACACCCTAAACAAAGTGCACACCATGCCATTCCAAATATTTGTACTGTTGCTTCTATCATAACTTTTATTTTCTATTTATTTTTGCAATACAATCCCCATCTTCTCTTGATTTAACAATATGGCAATGTTTACAAAGTAATTGATAATTATCTGGATTTTCTAGTTCTTTAACCCCCTTTAAATTAGAATCAATATGATCAACATCCATCATTTGAGATTGACCTAATATTTCTAACGTTGGATAGCATACTACAGGATCAAACCCACATTTCTCACATTGGTGTTCCCCATTCAACCATTTTTCAACTTTATACATTAAGTGGGGTCTATCTAATCTTATAGCAGCCCTACAAATTTCTTTATATTTAGCATGTTTTACACATACTTTAGAAGTTCCTAATTTTGTAACTTTATTACACCAAGTTACTCTACATATCTCTTTCTCCATCATATATGTGTTTTACTGTGGGGAATCTTAATGATATGCCTCCTTTATCGTTTTTGGTTTCTTCAAAGTATTGAACAGTGATTGTTTTACCTACAATATCTGCATAAGCATATTTGATTCTTTGTTCTTGACTAAAACCACTACCAACTGCAACTTTATGTCCTTTATGTTCAATATAAACTTGTGCTAACATATCAATATATTCTTCACGGCCCCTTTTTACAATTCTCATCTCATCAACGTCAGAATCTAATACTATATATTCAGCATCGAAGAATTTCTTTACTTTAAGTAAGTTTTTACTACGCTTACCTTCATAACCTACATTTTTACGTAACATAAATCCTTCCCAATTATTGTCAGTTGCCATTTGACCCCATGTATCAAAATGTCTACCATCTCTAACAGCATATTGTTCTAAATAACGTAATACTTCTGTAGTATCAATTTCACGCATTTCTGTAGGAAGTGTTTGTGCATGGCTCCTATTTACAAATGATCTTAATTTATGTAATCTATTTTCTAAAATTTCAGTTGATTTTCCTTCATCAAAATCAGATTTGCTTAACATATCAAACATCATATAAGCTGGGTTTTCAATTTGATGATCTTTACGTCTAAGTTCTTTCATTACACTTTGGAAATCTTCATTACCATCTTTATCTAATAAACAAATCTCACCATCAAATACAGTGTTAATTATGCATGTTTCTTCAATTGCTTCTTTTACTTTATTTAATGTAGTAAATTCTTTACCCATTCTAGAATAAAGTGTACATACTCCTTCATCATCTACAATTGCTAAACAACGTATACCATCTAATTTTCTACTAGCATACCATTTTTCATCTGCACCTCCACCAAATAAAGCTAATTTAGGTTCATAATTTTGTGCTAATGCAACATTAAATTCAGGTATTAAACCTGGGAACGCTTTGTTAATTACTTTAGCACCTGCTCTGATTTCTAAATCTTTATCAATGATACGATAAATTAATTCTACATAATCAAGATTCAACCCTTCTGTAAACGCATTGATATAAGCAATAGCATCATGCCCTGTTATAGTGCGTTTATTTAATGCATCTAACAAATAAAATAAATCAACGTATCCTAATTTATGTATGTCAGGATTTTTCTTGATTGTTTTACTTGTTACATTATACTGCTTATAAGGATTATAAGTGTATTCTAGTACTTTTTGTATAAAGTATGATGTTTCTTTAAGTATTTCTACTTTGTCTAAGCTACTGGATGTAGCTTGCATATCATCTACAAATTGTTGTAGTTCTGCTAATTGTTTGTTGAATGTTGCCATTTTTTATCTTATATTATACCATAAGATACGAAAGATTTATTGCTTCTCCAAGTTTTTTCGTGGGAGTTTTTAAGAGATTTTTAATTCTCTTTTGATAAGTTCTTTTAATTTTTTCTTTAACTTAAAATCTACTGGTTCTATATTACCAGTGGGGGAAGTATTTGTTTCTTCACTCGCGCAGCAAAGGCAATAATTAGTTCCTGGAATACTCTGTGAGTGATTCCAATATCCATTTACTATACTAACGGGAAAATTACCAAGTTGAGGATTTGTTCCAGATTGTGCTGCACATCTATTACAATAATCTATTTTTTGCAAATTACTAGGAGTGCCTAGGGGCATGTTTAACCATAAAGGATCTTTACATGGGTGAGGATCATCTCCACCATTTTCTTCAACCAGTTTTTTGATTGATTCTCTTATAGATTTTCTTAACTTAAAACCTAATGGTTCCATGCCCGTTGTTGGGACAGGACCTTGTAATTGTTCATTCATTTCTCCTAAGGCATCTTCTATTCTTTGTAAATCTAAGACTGAATCCATAATCCCCCTTTCTTCTAATTGACTTATTATATCTTTTGAGGTTACGTTTATAAGATTTATCTTTGAAAATAAATATTCTGCTACTTTTTCATCTGATCTTACATCATAATTGCCTGGTAGGTCTTTAGCTTTAGGATCTCCTATATTTTTATAAAATTCTAAAGCTAAATCATTAATATCTGATAATTGTTCTCCTGTATCTGGATGGTATTTGTAAACAGCCGTTGACATATCTGTAAATAATCCT